CGTCGACACCCTTGGGATCAGAGTCGGATGCTTGAAAGCGGAAGCGACCCTCTGACTCATACTTCGCAAAGGTGGCCTGCGCAGCCTGACGCTGACGCTCTGCCTCGGCCTTCTCAAGCCCCCCAAGACGTGCCTGCAGCGTGCTGTACGCCTTGCGCTGTGCCTCGGCTGCGAGCACCAGAGACTCCGTGCTTGCCGTCGCCTTGAGGCCAAAGGCTGCCTTGACGCGCTCGATAGAGGCCATCAGGCCCTTGGCCTTGTCCATGCCTGCGCCCATCTCAGCGACTGGCATCAGCTCTTGGTCAGGCAAAGACGGCGCACCACCCTCTACCTCTGTCTGCATCTCGACCGCAGGCATCTCAAGCTCTACCTCGAGCTTCTCGCCCTCGCCCTCAGACTCCTCTTTGTACTCGTCGCCCTTGACCATCTCGCGCACCAAAGAGAGCATGAGCTGGGCTGCGAGACCCAAGCTCTTGTCCTCTGGGATGCCGTTAGCCTTGAGCATCTCTGACACCTCAGCGAGCTTCTCGGGGCTCACCAAGCCCATCATGTGGCTATACATCTTTTTACCTCGTGTGCCCTTTGTCAGGGCGCTAAATAGGCTCACCGGAGCCATGTCGAAAAACGGGGTGAGTACCAGTGCCGCCCCTACCATCATTGCACCTACGCTCTCGCCAGCCATGCCGCGCTTACTTTCTGCCATGCGCTTGGCTGCCCACACGATCTCGGGCGAGATGTACTTGAGAGCACCTGCCTCGAGCTGCGCTTTGGCCTCCACTGTCCACCGAGCCTTACCAAAGAGACCGTGCCCATGAGTGCCTACAGGCTGCACAGAGAGCGAGAGGCAGTCTATCCACCCTGCTGCATAGGTCTCTCCTGCGTGCGTGTACTTGATGGGCAGGTCGAGGCCTCTGTCGATGGCATTGTCGCGCATCTCCATCAGCTGTCGCTTGGTCACGGTAAAGCTGCCTCCGTGATCCTCGCGGTAAAAACGGCCGGTGCGTGCTAGCTGTATCAGCCCGTCGGGGCTTGTCATGGCGTAGCTCTGCTTGATCATGGTATCACCTTGGGGGCCTCTTGCTTGAGCGGTATCTCGTACATGCTCGCAAGAGCCTCGATGTCTATAGGCACGCCCTTGTCTAGCAAGGCCACCAGAGCAGGCGTGACGCGTGCGAGTATCTCGCCTCGGTCTTTGGCTGCTGCTAGGCCGCTCTCACTCGCAAAGACCACCTTGGGTGTCGGAGCCGATGGGCCAAAGGCAAGGCGCACAGAGTAGGCTAGCAGGCTCTCGAGAGCCTCGCCCACCATGCGCTCATCACCTGCTGTCAGCGTGTCCTGTACCTGCATCCCAACGGCTGCGCTGGCATACGATGACGTGTCGCCCGATGCTGTCGATACCTGACCCACGATGGCAAACTGGATCTGCCGCTCGGTCATCTTGTCGAGCAGCTCGAAGACACGCTCTCCACCTGCAACAGCAGAGAGCACCTCGACATCAAAGCCCGGTGGCAAGATTTGCCTGCTGTCGCCTGCGAACTCTGAGAGCATCTGCTGGAAGCTGGCGACGGCTTCGGGGCTGAAAGCGCCCGAGATGTCGTTGCTCATCTTGCCGATGATACCAGGCAGCGACCACACCTCAGCATACGTCAAGAGGTCTTTCATGGCACCGAGACGCAGTGCGTACGACAAGAGCGACGCTCTGCCTGCGCCGCACTGCGACAGCCTTGGAGTCAGGCGCGTGTTGCGCACCTCGACATACAGGGCAGGATCATAGTCAGTGAGCGGAGTGCCCGGGTACACTGGGCTGTCAAGGGTCGACAAGTGCGTCGTCTGTGTCTGCACATCGTACGCGTATCTGCGCTCGTCGAGAGACTCGAGATACATAGGCCGCGCCACAGACTCGCCGGGCTTGGTGCCCCAGTGCACCCACAGCACCTCGAGGCCGTACCATGCTGCCATAGCCATTGCTTCGACGATGGACGAGATGTTGCCTGTGTAGCGATAGCTGCCATCCACCTGAGGCTCTGCCATGCGGAGCTCGTCAAGGATACCTTGGCAGTAGTCTGCCACGGCTTTAGCACGCGCCTCGTCTGGGTCGCTCTTGGCTGGCTCGACCTTGACTTGCTTGCGAGACAGTGCTGACAGACGTGTCGTCAAAAGGCCCTGCACCAGACCGTCTTTGCCGACGATCTCTTGCATCAAGGCCATTTGGTCTTGCAGGATGCCTTGGTCTGCTTGTCTCGTGATGTTGATCAGCTTGCTAGGTGTAAGGCCAGCAGTCGCGTACTCAGGCCATCGGATGATGTCCTTTGGCGCAGGCCGCCCAAGCTGCGAGTAGACTGGCGCTGCATACACCTTGGGCGTGGGCAAAGACAGAGTCTCCACCTTGCTACCACCAAAGAGTCTGGTCCAGATGCTCATCTCACGTATCCTGACAGCCTGCCCTTAGAGCGTGCAACAGGAGCACCGAAGGTCGGTGTTCGTGAAGCACTTATAGAAGTGCCTCTATATAGCACCTGTTGGGACTGCCTTGCAAGCCCAATCCACGCATAAGACATCGCATCGACTTGATCGTCGTGCACAGAGTCTGGAAATGACAGCACTTCTGACTCAAAATCCCTTGGCACTCCAGCGCAGTGATAGACTAATCCCTGCTCGTATCTAGTCTGCAAGGGCAAGAATCTCGACACCTTGTCGCCCTCTGGCTTGATGGGCACCACGGGTAGGGTGGTCGTGCGATGCAGCTCTTGGATGACAGCCGCCTGATACTGCACCTGCTCGATGGCTACCACCTGCGGCCTGTGCTGCTCTGCCATGCGACGCACAAAAGACAGCACTTGGTCAAAGGGGAGTCGAGCTCGCTGTGCATCGACCACGTACACTCTACCGTCCACAGTGCGACGCAAGACCACGATCGCAGTGTAGTCGGCGTGCGTCTTGGTGGAGATCGCTAGGTCGACGCCCATTGACACTGTGCCGCCCAAGGCAGAGACATCAGGCGGAGCCTGCTTGACCCACTCGGGTCGCAAGAGCGCACCCTCTGCGGAGACAAACTCTGCTCCAAACTCGCGGCGAAAATCGATGATGGGCATGTCTTGTTTTGCCGCCTCGATCTCGATGGGATCGAGGTAGGGGTTGGTCCATGATGGCAGCTGCCATGACTGATAGTCAGGCTCTGTGCTGTCCTGTCCTTTGAGGTAGAGGCGGTGGAACCAGTCTTGCTCGCGGCGCGGCGAGCACATGAAGATCGCTCGCCCTTTGCGCTCTGCCAGTGACGGGCGAAGCACCTCGTGCCAGACCTCGTCTCCGTCAAGATAAGCAGCCTCATCAAAGACAATCATGTCAAGGCCATCGCCTCGGAGGTTATTGCCCTTCTCCGCGCTCTTGAAGATCACCTCGCCAGAGCCTGCCCTGAGGATCTTCTCGGCCTCGCGCACCTCGACCATGGCGGACGTGATCAGAGGTCGCAGAGCTGCTTTGCACGCAGCCCAGGCGAGGCGTGAGACTGCATGGGTCGGAGCCACCCACATGGTCTTGCGGCCTCGCAGCAGCTGGTCGATGGCTACAGCCACGCCCATGCGAGTCTTGCCCCATCGGCGGCCGCATGCCAGCACACGGTAGCGGGCTTGGTGGACAAAGATCTCTTGCTGCTTGGGATGCAGGCTAGGGCCTTGGATCTGCTTGACTACCGTGTGTTTTTTTTGTTGCATTACTTTATCCTGATCAGTGAAAGCAGCTCCTCTCTTGCAAGGCCATCTTCTCGAAAGACTCCCTTAATGGATGATGTGACCATGCTTGCCCCAGACTTTTGAGCACCTCGATAGACCATGCACGAATGCACTGCATGAATCACACATGCGCTTCCAAGAGGAGATAGCTCCGTCTCCAGTGCATTGACTATCTCCGCACACAGGCGTTCTTGTAATTGCATTCTCTTTGCATACACATCGACCAGTCTTGCCAGCTTACTTAGGCCGACGACTCTCCTAGTCTCTGGGTTGGGAATATATGCAACAGAAGCCGTGCCTGTGAATGGTAGCAGATGATGCTCACACAGAGACACAAAGGGGATGTCTCGCAGGAGTACAATCCCATCGTAACAGGCGTCATCATCTTGCTCAAATTGCTTTGACAGTATCTCTGAGGCATCAAGTGAGTATCCTGCAGACATCTCTTCAAATGCAGTTACAAAGCGAGTGGGCGTGTTTTTAACCGCTTCCTCGTTTGCTCCCTTGCATGCAATATAGGCTGCCAATGCTTTCAATAGTTCGTCATGTTTTGAGTCTAGGTGTGCCATCTTGCTCCCTTGTATTTTTATCAAGCTCATCAGCTTTGTATAGTTTATGCACCTGCCAGCCTGCTCTGATATCAAGGCTGCCTTGATAATGCTTTACAGTACTCACTATCGCATTAAGAAGGTCTTTGCTTGTGCGATCGCCATGTTCTGGGTGTAGCCATACTGTGCAATTTTCAGACACGTACTCGGATACCTGACTTAACTGCCTATTGATATCTACCTGTGAAGCACAGATTAATTTTATCTGATGAGCCCTCTTGAGACTATCTTTGAGGGGCATGGCTCCAAAGGCAGTCTTGGGAGAGACTGTGATAAAGTCTATCCCAAGTGCAATGTCTCGATGCCCTGCAGTCTCAAGATGTACCTCTCTACCCTGTGAATGAAAAACCTCTATCAGCTCTGTTAGGTCATACAGGCAGGGCTCACCGCCTGTCAGCACTACAAACACATCACGCCCAAGCTCCTTGGTGAGCTGCCCTACCTCAGTCGCAGTAAGCCTGAGCATACCAGATGGCCTTAGCTCCTTGCGCCAGGTAAAGCCCGAGTCACACCAAGTGCATTGCACGTCGCAGCCATAAAGGCGGATAAAATACGCTGCTCGCCCTAGGTGCAGCCCTTCCCCTTGGAATGAGTAAAAATGCTCTGCTATCGTATATAGCTTGCCCATGCGCCCCAGTCTCCTGCCTTCTCAGTCACATCGACCCTTGTGAGAGCCACCTGTCGCTCTGTCATTTTTAGCCCAAGGCAAAGATGTACCTGCTCAGCAAACCACTGGGCAAGCAGCTCCGCCGATGGATTAAAATCAAAAAGATCGTTTAGGCATCTATGATCAAGCGAGTCAACTATAGGCTTGAGCTCATCTCGTATCAAACCAAAGTCGAAGAGCCATGCCCTATGGTCAAGGGACATTCCCTGAAATACAAAGCGCACCGCCCACGAGTGGCCGTGCAGTCTTGAGCAGTGATGTTCTGGGCCTGCCTGTGGATTATAGTGTGCGGCACAAAACTCAAATACCTTTGCGCATTCATACATCACTATGCCTTCCTCTCTTCAGTCATGAATTGTGTAAGTGGAGACTCGTACACCGTCTTGTCTGGTACGCCAGCCAGCCAAAGGGCCTCTTGCCTCTCATGGCAAGTGCCACATGTGCCGCAGTGAAGGGCAGCTCCTTTATAGCAAGACCATGTACTCTCAAGTGGCACACCAAGGCTGTGAGCTGTGCTTGCAATCTCAGCCTTGGTCATGTTTACAAAGGGAGCCATAATCTTCAATCCCTGCGGATTAAATCCTGCATTCCCTATCTCAAGTGCTGTATCAAGCGCACTGATGAACTCCGGCCTGCAGTCTGGGTAGATAAAGTGATCACCAGCATGTACTGCAGTGAATAGGGCTGAATAGCCTCCTGAGATACCAGCTGCGTATGCAATTGAAAGCATCATGGCGTTGCGATTCGGTACCACTGTTGCCTTCATCGTCTCCTCTGCATAGTGCCCATCAGGAACAATGATGTCATCTTGAGTCAAAGAGCTACCTTTCAAGAGATCACAAAGATGAGACAGGTCTATTATGCGATGTTCTGCACCTAGCCTTGCTGCATGCTCTCTGGCAAAGTCGAGCTCTTTTTTATGGCGCTGCCCATAGTTGAAAGACAGGGCAAGTCTGACGTCGTATTGTTTGCTTGCAAAGTAGGCAAGGGTTACGCTATCCATGCCACCACTCAGCAGCACAAGGGCCTTGGGTCTTGTCATTGTTTTTATCTCCTCGGTATTTCTATATCACCGTGTATCTTGGTGATATATTCTGCCATTTGATGATAGGCAAGTGTCGAGATACGTGACGCATTTATTCTATGCTCTTTTGAATTTTTGCCTATATATCCTGTTCGTCTCATTTCATGCCAATCAACTTCAATATTGTTCTGTGTTAAAATCTTTTGTAGTTTTGAATCAAAACCATTAAAATCACCGACATTTTTTGACTTGCTCATAATTGAAAATCCAATTATTTTTTTGCTTATATTCTCAAATATCTCCAAACTATTAAATCTTATTCCTGACAACCATGATGTTGAATCAACGGAATAGAATGGCAGCAATTTAAGTATATTTATATTCGTGAGACCAAAGCCATGAAAGACTGATTTATCTTTGGCCAACTTAAAGCATTGAGTCAGCCAGGGAATGAGCTTTTGCCATTCTTTTGCATATGGCACCATGCCCCCTAAGGCAATATATGGTGACTCTATAGTCATTTTTTCAAGATATGCCCACGGCTCCCCTACATGAAAAGTAGGAATTATATTTTGACATCCCTTGGCTTTCATATATAAAAAATTGTTGAATGATAATTCTGCATTACCAATTGAGTCTAAGGCTGCGGCCACATTATACTTTCCTTGATGCATTTTTAAGAAATTACAATAATTATTGATGTCTATAATTGCACCGGCGTTGTATGCACTGAATGCTCCCGAGTCAATAAATAACTGCTCATTACCGTTTACTTTCATTTCATTAAAGACACCAAACACATCATAGTTCTGTGCATAATGATAGGAGGCTAGTACATTGCAAGTATATGTGTGATTGTGACATACAGATTTTTTTTGATCAGAAGTATTTGCAGACGCAAAAAATAATCTCATATCGCGGACTCCAATACCCTGGCAAAGTTGAGCTTCTTTTTGTGGCGCTGCCCATAGTTGAAAGATAGGGCAAGCCTAACGTCGTATTGTTTGCTTGCAAAGTAGGCAACGGCCTTGGGTCTTGTCATTGTTTTTATCTCCTCGGTATTTCTATATCACCGTGTATATTGGTGACATATTCTGCCATTTGATGATAGGCAAGTGTCGAGATACGTGCTGAATTTATTGCATGCTCTTTTGAATTTTTGCCTATATATCCAGTTCGTCTCATTTCATGCCAATCAACTGACATATTTATTTCACTCAATAATGATTGTAATTTAAGATTAAATCCTTGAAATAGTTTCAAATCTTTTGATTTGCTTTTTATTTGATAAGATCTTAATTGTTTGTCTATATTATCAAATACCATCAATGTATTAAATCTTGCACTGCTAGCCCACGATGTTGAATCAACAGAGAAAAATGGAAACATTTTGAGCAAAATCATACTCGTCAATCCAAATCCATGAAAGACTGATTTATTTTTAGCCAATTTAAAACATTTAATCAACCAAGGAATCAAAATTTGATATCGTAAACTATATGGCACCATGCCACCTAAGGCGACATATGGTGATTCTGTAATCATTTTTTCAAGATATTCCCACGGCTCCCCTACATGAAAAGTAGGAATTATATTCTGACATCCCCTGGCTCTCATATATAGAAAATTGTTGAATGATAATTCTGCATTGCCAATTGAGTCCAAAGCTGCGGCGACACTATACTTTCCCTGATGTGTTTTTAAGAAATTGCAATACTTGTTAATGTCTATTGCTGCGCCTACGCTGTGGGCGCTAAACGCTCCAGAGTCAATAAATAACTGCTCATTACCGTTTACTTTCATTTCATTAAAGACACCAAACACATCATAGTTCTGTGCATAATGATAGGAGGCTAGTAGATTGAAATTATATTGTTTTTTATGACATGATGCTATGGAAATATCATTTATGCTATTACAGGCAAAAAATAATTTCATATCGCGGACTCCAATACCTTGAGCAGCTTCTCATGATCCTTGCCTGTAAATTGCTGCATCTTGCTCTGAAATAAATCATAGGTCAATGGGGGCACTTTTATATTGATCTTCGGCCAAAAGTCATCCTCTGCATTGTCTCCATATTCTTTCTCAAGATCGGTGAGTGTAGGCGCTTGTTCTATCTGGTCGATTAATCCCTCCCTGAATTTGAGCTCTGTCAAAAGATTCTCAACCTGCTCATTGCTGGAAGTAGTCTCTGCCAAGAGCTGCTCAAGTAGGGCTCGGTCGGAGACCGCCATCGCAGCGATGGGGTCAATTGTCGCAAGGATTAGCATCTCTTCTTGCTCAGATAGCTCAACATATTTGACAGGTATGACCGGCTCTTTCTTCTCAAGTGCGAGTGATACTCTCAGGTGTCCATCTATCAAGCTGCCTGTCGTTCTGTTGATGATTACCTCTTGCACCCAGCCTACCTCCTTGAGCACGCCTTCCAAAGCATTTCGCTGCGCCTGGGGATGTTTGCGCCAATTCTTTGCATTGGCTTTGATCTCTTTGGGGTCTACCTCTGCACTGCCTACAATGCGATTTTTAATCTCAGTGGATTCTGTTTTCTTCTTTGACATTGTTCTCTCCATCCTCTCCTTGTGTGTCTGCCTTCTCGTCGCCCCATGTCAGTTTAATGACCTGTGGGCCTCCCACGTGCACTTGCTCTATCTGATCTCTGCGTCTCCATCGCTCGGGGAAGCGACGCTCGAGCAGCCAAGCCTTGGCTTGCCATGCAGTCTCCTTGCGAAGCTCAAGCACAAGCGTAGCCTCGCTGGCTTGGATGGCATCATCATGCGCCTGCTTGAGACCTGCATCGGCCTTGAGCCATGCGTACCAGGTGCCTCTGTGAACACCTGCGATGGCACAAGCCCCCTCCACCGGAACGGCATTACGCAGCAAGGCCAAAACCTTGCCGATGGTCTCGGGTGTCTTATACGAGTGCATCACTATGTCTGCCTTCTTAGGCTTGCCCATCTTGCCCTCCCTTGAGCCGCTCGAGCTCTCGCAGCCTCTTGAAAAACTCCACCTGCCGCTCCCTGTCAACAGCCTCTTTCCTCGTAGGATAAGGGCCGCCCAAGACCTTGTCGCCTGCCTGAGACAGCAGTACCCATCCCTGCTTGTGCTTGACTATCATG